TGTATAAGATTCACGATATCCTGATTGCCAACGGGCATGAAGGTACGATGGTTAAGCGATACGACCACCGCTACGTTGAAGGGCGCACGGTGGATTGGATGAAGCTGAAGCCGGAGGATGAAGTCGATGTTGAAATCATCGGTTACGTGCCAGGAGAAGGTGAGTTCGCTGGCATGGTGGGTTCACTTATCGGTCGAGCAGAAGATGGCAGTGAGGTTCGCTTTAGCGGATTTACCCTGGAGCTTCGACGTGAAATTAGTGACAACTTTGAAGCGTATCTGGGACGCTGGGCAGAAGTCCGATTCATGCAGCGCGACAGCCAGGGCGGGTATCGACACCCTCGCTTTTACCGCTGGCACCCAGATAAGTAGGGCATGGCTTGACGACCTGGAGCCGGGTGAAGACCCGCGCTCTATCCCATACAACGCAGTATTTCAAACGGATTGGCACCGCTGTGGGCTTGACCCACGGTGGCCCAACCAACGGGGGCGAGAATGAATTTACCATTAGAAGTGCAGGATATTTTGAAGTGGTTGAAGTCGGAAGGGTTAGAGGCACGGGTGATGGGCGGGGCGGCTCGCTGCTTAGCCTTCGGTGTCCCGGTCAACGATTGGGATATCGTGGTGCTGCGCGGCGACCTTGACCACGGTACGGCGTTTGAGCTGGCTGAGGAAGTATGCCGCACGTTCCACATGCTCCACCCGGATAGCACGGTGGCGGTGACCCAGGCCTACGAACAGGCAAGCGGTGACTTCGACGACCGTTGGCTATCCCTGGCGCAGCTTGAGTTCCATGCGGATAACGTGTCAGTCGATATCCTGGTAGCCGCCTGCCATACCTGGCGGGAAGTGGTTGACGGGTTCGACAGCAACATCAACCAGTGTATGCTGAAGGAGGACGGCACCCCGTTCTACTACTACGGCGAGCGCCCGGTTGACATTAAGTTCCTGAAGCCTATCACGGTGGCGCGGCTGTGCCGCATCGTAGATATCGCTGGACAGCTTGGGTTGAAGTGTGTTAACAAGCCTGAGATTAGCGACCTGGATACGCTGCCGAAGCGCGACCCCGACCCACAAGAGGACATTGCCTGGTGAGAGCATTAATCCACGACTGTGAAACAGAAACGAATCCGTGGTATGGTCAGTTGGCATCCCCGTATTGCCCTGACAACTACGTGGTTGAAGATGCCTGGGAAACGGTCACCCTGGGCGGCAAGATAGAAATCAGTGAGCGTACCGACAGACGGTATAACTCGCTGGCTGAGTGGAAGGGTAACTGGTCGGTAGACTTCAGCGGCATTGATATCTACGTGGCCCACAACGCAGCATACGAAATGAGCTGGCTGCTGGAGCATGACTATGAGAATTTCATGGCGTTCCTCAAACGCGGTGGTCGCGTTTACTGTACTGCCTATGCGCACTATCTACTCAGCAACATGCAGGACACGTACCCGGCTCTCAATGATGTTGCTCCTATCTACGGCGGTACACCGAAGGTTGATGCTGTTAAGGCCTTGTGGGAAGCAGGGGTTAAAACTTCGGACATTGACCCGGAGCTGCTCAAAGAATACCTGTACGGCCCCAACGGTGATATCGCTAATACCACTAAGGTATTCCTCGGCACTTGGTCAGAGCTGAACCGACGCGGCATGTTGAAGATGGCGCTGGTGCGTATGGATGGCCTGCTGTTCTCAGCGGTCTGTATGCACCACGGCCTGAAGGTTGACATGGAAGTGGCGGAGCGTGACCGCAGCCGTAACGAGAAGCTGCTGGAAGGCCTGCACTCGCAGGTGATTAAGTATCTGCCTGACGATATGCCCGACGCTGCGCGTGAACAGTTCACCGGGACTCGCTTCCAGTTGTCGGCGTTCATCTTCGGCGGCGCGATGAAGTACGTGGCTCGTGTACCGCGTGAGGATGCCGAGGGCAATCCCATCTACGTTAAGGAAACCGGGCCATACTTCAAGAGCATCAAAGGAGCGAAGCCAGAGCACGAGTGTGTGTTCGACGAGGAGGCAGGTGGCCTCTGGTATCACCCTGAACTCAAAGAGCACCAGGCGCGTTACACGGCGGGTAAGAACAAAGGCCTGCCGAAGTTCGATAAGTATGTGACCGACGAGGTTGATACGAAGAACGGTGACCTGCTGTATCACTTCCCTGGCCTGCTGCCGGACGACGTGCGGAGTAAGCTGGCGCTGGCGATTGAAGGTGAGTGGTCTGGTAGTCAGACGTTGCAGGACGGTAGCCCGGTAATCAGTACCAGTGGCGACGTGCTTGACGTACTGGCGGCGCATGACATTCCGGTAGCTAAGTTGTTGAAAGATATCGGGAAGATTGACAAAGACTTGGGTGCCTTCTACATCAAGCGGACGTACAACAAAGACGGTAGCCTGAAGAAAGAAGGCGGCATGTTGCAGTACGTGCAGCCGGACGGCTTCATCCACCACATGTTGAACCATACGTCAACCGTAACAGCGCGACTCAGTTCGAACAAGCCTAACCTCCAGCAGTTACCACGAGCGGAGGAAGCGCGGGACGAGAACGAGTTCAAGTCCACGGTTAAGGAAATGTTCATCAGTCGCTTCGGTGACGACGGCGGCATCCTCCAGGAGGACTACAGCGCACTGGAAACGGTTGGTTTGCAGGTGCTGACGGGTGACATTAACCTGAAGGCTGCGCTGCTCAAAGGCCTGGACATGCACTCTATGCGCCTTGCGGCGATGGAGAACCAGACCTACGAGTACGTGGTGGCGCGTACCAAAGACGACACGCACCCTGACCACGCTGAGTGGGACGTGAAGCGTACAGGCGTTAAGCCAGTTGCATTCCAGTATCAGTATGGTGCGACGGCCTACGGCATGGCTATGAGCACTGGTAAGTCGCAGGACTTCTGCCAGGCGTTCATTGACGCTGAGCGCAAGGCGTTCCCTGGGGTTGAGGATTGGTACGATAACACCGTGTTCCCAACCGTAGAGGCGACAGCGGCGGCGAACAAGCCTATCCGTGTGCAGCTCGACGACGGGCGCTACGTTATGTTTGGCTGGGGTACGTTCACTACCCACGACGGCACGACGTATCAGTTCCGCCAGCAGAGCAAGACACGCTGGAATCCGGTGAGTAAGAAGCGCGAGGAAGTCAAGGAGTTCACGGTTCCCCAGATGCGTAACTACCCTATCCAGGGTGCCTCCGGTTTCTTCGTACAGTTGGCGTGTGGCATGTTGATTCGCCACTTCATCGCTAACGACTTCTACGGCGGCAAGTGCCTACCGATTAACACGGTGCACGATGCGTGTTACTTCGACACCCACAAAGACGTAGTGTACCAGGCGGCGTATGAGGTGGAGGCCATCATGGAATCCATCCCGGAAATGCTGAACGCCCTGTGGCCTGCGTATGGTTGTGAGGTGCCGTTCCCGGTGGCGGGTGGCTTCGGTAAGAACATGGCTGAGGAACACCACGTCTACGACAAGGACAGCAAGGAGCTGTTCAAACAACAGAAGGCCAACTTCAAGAAGGAGTTCCTGGCCAAGAAGGGTATCGCCGTTCAATTCTGAATGTGCACCCCTATACCCAGAGTAACCCAATTAGTTTACTAAATAACCAAACTGGAGAGTTAACCTATGAGTATTCAAGACCGTTTAGCAGCCCGTGCAGCAGCAGCCGTAGAACGTACTGGTTCCCAGAATGACGTTGAGAAGGGCGGTGAAGGTAACAAGACCTTCAAGCTGGCACCAGAAGGTAAGCGCAAAGCTCGCCTGATTGGTTACGTGGAGCTGGGTAAGCAGGAGAACCGCTTCGACCCGGCCAAAGACCCGGCTGACCAATTCCGCCTGCGCTTCGCCCTGTTCGGTACTGACTGCCAGGAAGAAGACGGTACGCCGATTACCATCGACAGCCGCGACATTACAATCAGCAAGTTTGAGCGAGCCAATGCGGTTAAGCTGTTCGCTCAGATGTGCCCGAAGAAGGACGCCGACCACTTCATGCAGCTCCTGGGCCGCGTGTTCTGGGTTGAGATTGTCCACAACAAGTCGAAGGATGGCAAGAAGACCTACGCCAACCTGAAGCAGGAGAGCATCAAGCCTGGTGTGAAAGACCTGCTGGACGACGAGGACAACGTGATTGGCGTTACGCCGATTGCGTGTGAGGAAGCGCCTGAGAAGATGTACCATATCTTCGAGTGGGCTGTACCTTCCGCTGAAGACTTCAAGGCACTGAAGCCGTGGGACAAGTCGGATATCCGCAAGGCAACCAACTTCCCTGGCTCGGCGCTGGAGCAACTGGTAGGCAAGGGTGAGGAGAAAGGCCCAGCCAACTCCAACGACGGCGCTGCCACCGACGAGCCGCAGGGCGGTGACGAGGAGAAGACCCAGACTGTAGAGCAGCCTGTGGATATCCCGGTCGAAGGCGCAGACCTGCCTAACCTGTAATGGTAAACGTGAGCTTGCGGGAGAGGATGGCCAAAGCCTCTCCGCAGTTCCACCGCAACGAATCAGTGACGACGCTGGAGTGTGATGCGGACTCACTGATTTATAAGGTGGCGGCCACCACGAAGAACCTGGAGACAGCGAAGCGTCGCCTGGTATCTGAAGCATTAACCCTGCACTTCCTGGCTGATGCCGCTATCACCAGATTGCACTTAACACCGAAGCATTGCACGAAGGCCGGACGCTTTAACGTTATCGCTCAGAAGCCCTATCAGGGTAACCGGGCAGGTGGCAAGAAGCCTGAGCTGGTTGAGCCGCTGCGGTATGTAGTGGGGCGACAGCAGTTACAACTCCCGCCAGAGTTACAGATTATCTTCAACGACACCTACGAGGCGGACGATAGTGTCGTAACGGCCTGCACCGAAGACCCGCAGGCAATCTTCTACTCCGAGGATAAAGACCTCGACTGTTTAAGGAACAGGAAATTATGTCAACACGAACTGCGGGTATTACCTCGCGTCGAGGGGATGGGCTGGTTAGCCTTAAAGGAGTTGTCCCGCTCGAAGAAAGTGGTTGGGCGCGGCCCCGTGTTCTTCTGGACGCAGATGCTGATGGGCGACACGGCGGACAACATCAAGGGGATAACGAAGGCGAACGGGAAGCTCTGTGGCCCGGCGAAGACGTTCGAGTTACTGCAAGAGTTTCTGATTCCGCAGTTGGATTCGCAGACGCCGCATCCCGTAATTCCGACGACTACTGAGCTTGACCTGGCCCGGTTCGTCCTGAATCTCTACAAAGAGAACGGGCAGAATCCGTGGCCGGAAGCCTGGCTCCTGTGGCTGTATCCGCATGAGGGATACAACTTCCACAAACACATGGTCAACCTCGGCATCTTCCAGAAGAACGACGAGCTGACCACCTGGTTACTTGACCAACTGAAACAACCCTGGTTCACCAAAGAGGAAACGAACAATGCGTAACGTAATCGACCTGAACGACTTCATCCGTGTATTCAAAGCATCCGAGCTGGGCGACCAGATTGCCCGTGGCCTGTTCCGCCAGGTGGGTGTGATTCGTACTGAGTACGTCCACGAGGAGCAGGTTATCAAGCGCCAGGTGGACGCGGTAATCTACGACTCGCACTTGCAGAAGTATTATGCAGTCGAGCAGTATCGCGGCCTGGCCATTCGTGCTGAGGTGCGTGATGAAGAAATGCTGGATGCCTTCAACGGTATCCTGGGTGACCTGGCCGCCGACGAGGGCTTCACCTACGACCAGCGCATTGAGCTGAGCGCAGAGGAAGTTGACCGCGAGCTGGTTCGTGCACCGAAGGGTGTCGAGCTGAACGACGGCACCGAAGGCCTGGATGCGTAAGCTGACCCGTGCTCAAGCCGCTACCCTGGCGGCTAAGCTCGTGCGGGAATCGAAGGGTTGTCCATTGTGCCAGAGAACCTGGCCGGAGATAATGAAGGATGCGGAAGACAAAGCTGCTGCTAAAGGCAAGAAGCTACGGCAGGCACCGTATGTGCTTGACCACGACCATATCTCAGGGCGTTGCCGAGGCGTTCTCTGTCGCGGCTGCAACGGTGCTGAAGGAAAGGTTGCCAACGCTGTCTCAGCCTGGGGGAAGACGGGAAAGGAATACGCCGCTATTCTTGGGTGGCTACAGCGCATGGTGGCGTATCTCCAGCAAGAACCTACGGAGTATATCTACCCGACACACGTAATGGCTGACGAGAAGAAAGCGAGCGCAGCTCAGCTACGTCGCCAGGCAGCACAAAAGAAGGTGCGTGAGCGCCGCAAACAGATTGCAGATAAGAAGGCAGGCAAGTAATGGCTAAGATTTCACTGATTAACTTATTCACCAAAGAGCAGCACATCGGGGTACTGAGCAAGTTCAAGTCGAACGTTGATGCAGCACTGGCTTACAATATCGCGCTGGCTTACAGCCTGGAAGCGGATAAGGTTGGCCAGGGTGACCTGGGTGAGTTTGGTCATACGCTGGGCGAAGCCGAAACGGTAATCAGCCGCCAGTTGGTTAACTACTGGCGTAACATCTTCATCACCCACGAAGGCAAGAAAGGAGCCACCAATGCAGGACTCAAAGAAGCGCGTAAACTTATCTCTCCATCGCCTACTGACGATATCGGTAACACTCAAGTGCCTGGCATGTGTCGCCGTATTCTTGTCATTGGTGACCTACACGCTCCTTACACGCACCCCGACGCACTAGCCTTCCTGGAGCACGTCCGCGACAGCTACGGCCCGGACATGTGCATTCAGGTCGGTGACGAAACCGACGGTCACGCAATCAGCTTCCACGACAGCGACCCTAACCTGGACAGCGCTGGTGTTGAGCTGGAGAAGGCGAAGGTTGTCCTGGAGAATCTGCATGAACTATTCCCGAACCTGCTGGTATGTGACTCCAATCACGGCAGTCTGGTGTATCGCCGCGCTAAGGCTCACGGTTTACCAGTACAGTTCATCAAGAAGTACCGCGATATCCTGTTCCCGGAACACGGCGCACCAGCCTGGTCATGGGCGGATGCCTGGGTGCTTAACACCCCTCTCGGCCCTGTACGTTTCCAGCACCAGGTTAGTGGTGACTTCATGCTCAACGCTTCCCACGAACGTACAAGCCTCGTCCTCGGTCATGAGCATGGGCGCTTCGAAGTTCAATATGCAGCATCAAGCACCGCTCTTTACTTCGGGGCGTATGCAGGCTGCTTGATTGACCGTAAGAGCATGGCGTTTGCCTATGGCAAGCTGACCCGCAAGAAGCCTATTCTGGGCTGCATGGTAATCACTGATGGCTGTCCTCAGCTTATCCCTATGCTGATGAATGAAGATGGCCGCTGGGTAGGAGCAGAATAATGACAGCAGAGTACACTGGAGGCAGCTCCAGTTACTACTCCGTCGATATCGTAGACCCCACTACTGGTGGGGATGCGTACACGGCTGAGTGTAACGATATCATTGAGGCTCTCGGCATGAACTTCGCTGAGGGTAACGCATTCAAGGCTATCTGGCGTAGCGCCGCAGAGCGCAACCTGGGTAAGAAGAAGGCTGGCGCTAAGGGTGACGGCCTGTACGACGCTGAGAAGGTTGTGTTCTTCGGTAACCGCATGGTAACCCAGGCGTTACGGAGGAAGAATGCAGCCGAGTAGTTGGTGCTTTAGGCAATGGGTGTCCACGGGCAACGTGGACTATCTGGCGCTATATCATGAGTGGAAGGGCAGAGGATACTGATGGCAACACTGGAACAGCAGTTGGAGTGGGAGCGCAAGCACCGTGAGTTAGGCCAGGCGAAGATGGCTGCGCAGCTTGAGGCTGCAAAAGAAGATGGGCGCATCACAGATACTCCGCTGGGTTCCGTGGTTCTGCGTCGGTATCTGTTATGGCTGTCACGTAAAATGGCGAAGGACATTACGACTGACCTGGGGGAGGCAGGCAAGAGTAAGGCGTACAGTCCTTTGCTTCACGCATTGGATATGGATGCGGTGGCGCTTATCTCAATCTCTGAGGCGTTGAAGTATTGTGTGCAAGGGAGCGTCCAGGCCACGACAGTAGGCTTTGCTATCGGCAAGGCATTGTATGGCGAACTGGCTCTGGCGTCGTTCCGCGACATGAACGCGAATCTGTATGAGGTGTTAACCGAAGACCTACAGAAGAAAATGAGTAAAGACCTGCGGCACCGCATGACCATCTTCCGTATGCAGGCGCAGAAGAACGGTATTGAGCTACCGGAGTGGACACCGACTCAGAAGTTGCAGGTGGGTATGTATGTGCTGGGCCTCATGAGTACACCGAATGAGGACGGCGTGGCTATCCTGGACAACACACTGAAGCAGGTGGGGCGAAAGACGAAGTACATGGTAGACCTGTCCCAGGATATCATGAGCCTGATACAGGGCATTGAGGGCAGCATAATCGGCAAGTCTGGATTCGCTGCACCTTGCTTGATTCCTCCGCAGGATTGGACGGGAGAGCCGGGTGTCGGTGGGTTCCACGGTGACCTGAAGATTCGTGCAGTCCAGTTCTATAAGAGCAGTCCTAATCTGCTTGACATTATGAACGCAGAAGGGCATGACCCTACGGTTACCCTGGACATGTTGAACGCACACCAGAAGGTCGCTTGGAAGGTTAACCCTTACATTCACGACTTATTGAAAGGTATGCGCTATCACGGTTACGGTATTCGTAAGAAGATTGAGTTTACAAGTGCTCACAATCGTGTTAAGCCAGAGCGCCTGGAGTGGCTCGACACTGTTAAAGAGGAGAACTTTACAGATGCGCAGCAGGCAGACTTCGAATCGTGGAAGCGCAAGATGCGTGATTGGCACACTGAGGCCAAGCGCATTGGTCGCGTTGAACTGCGGTGCAACATGGTGCTTAGTGCGGCTCAGGAAGTCAGCACGTTAAAGCGCTTCTACTATGTGTACCAGGTGGATTACCGTGGGCGTATGTACCCGGTTGGCGGTCTGCTTAACCCACAGGGTTCAGACATTCAGAAGGCATTATTACACGCGGCAGACGGCGAACCTATTGACACACCGGAAGCATTGTGGTGGTTCAAGATGGGGATAGCGAGTAAGTTCGGTATTGACAAACTCGCGCCGGAAGACTGCGTTAAATGGGTGGACGACAATCATGTTAACATCATCCGAGCAGCGTCAGACCCGCTTGACCGAGATGCGTTTGCGTGGTGGTCTGGAGCGGATAAACCGTTGCAGTTCATCGCGTTATGCGACGAGTACAAGCGATACCACGAGTCGCCGAGCACGTTCATATCCAGAATCGCAGTGGCGATGGACGGGACGTGTAACGGTCTTCAGAACTACTCCGCTATGCTGCGTGACGAGGTTGGTGGTAGGGCGACTAATCTTATTAGCGCCGAGTCGGGCATCCCTAACGACATTTATGGCGATGTTGCTAAAGCGTCCTTTAAGCGACTCGGAAAGGCTGCTCCTTCTGAACTACGCAGCGCGTGGCTGTCTTTCGGGTTTGACCGTAGCCTGACGAAGAAGTCAGTAATGACGCAGGTTTATGGTTCGACCTTCGGTACTTGCCGGAAGTCAATCATTGAATACTGCTTCGATAAACAAATCTTTGAAGGTGCTGAGTATGACCACGCTGACTATGCGGCGCGGCTGGTGTGGGATGGTATCGGGGATGTGGTGGTTAAGGCGAAGGAAGCGATGGATTGGTTACGCAAGTCTGCGGGACTAATCATGAAGGAAGGTGCCGAGTACATCACATGGCTGGCACCAACCGGGTTCCGTGTGGTTCAGGTGTACAACAAGTACAAGACCATGCAGGTTCAGGCCCACATCGGTAAGAAGGTTCGACTGCGTGTTCCCGACCCGGATAACGTGGAAGGGCCGGACAAGATGCGCCACCGCAACGCACTGCCGCCGAACTTCATTCATAGCATCGACAGTAGCCACATGGCATTCGTTTCTGTACGCCTGGCTAAAGAAGCTATGCGCATTTATAATCAGACTGGTTGCATGTTCATGCACTTTATTCACGACGACTTCGGTGTGTTGCCTCGCCATGCGGCGCTGCTCTCGCGGGTAATTCGTGAGGAGTTCGTGACTATGCACGAAGGGTATGACCTGGCCAAGTTTAAGTCTGGGTACGCATTCCTGGATGAACCTCCGGCTAAGGGTAACCTTGATATTAAATGTGTATTAGATAGTGTTAACTTCTTTAGATAACCAGTATTAAGTTAACCAGTAAAGTTAACCTGTGTACTTAGGGGTGCACATTCACCGAAATCTGATAGTGCACTCCTATAGCAACTAAACGGAGATATTATGAGTAAACCAGAAGAAACGGTTACTACGGTTCACCGTCTGTCACCAGAGGCATACCGCCAACTGGAGAAAGCGTTGCCTGCTGCATCGGTGCCGAAAGATGGTACTGCCGCAGCTTATCAACTCGGCATTCAGTACGTGCTAAGCGTCCTGCGTAATGGGTTTGTTGCATGAAGGACTTCGTTATCCGGCGACGGAAGGACGAGCCACCATTCAACAGACAAGCCGCTGAAGAACTCATTGAAGATAACTGGTGGGCTGACCACTCCCGACTGCAACCCGCATTCGGTACGTCATTCCACTACGAGTGCGCTGTGTTTAGCTTCCTGGCTATGCAGCGTGTGGAAGGTTATCTCTGGGACGACAGCGGCAATATCATCGGCTGTGCGGTGTATGTCCGCCAGCTTGATATCCATCACGGCTTGATTGCTTCCCCTATCACGGTGATAGTTAAGACTGAACACCGTGGAAACTTGAATGTGACACGGAGAATGCAGAAGTTGATTCGGCGAGTGGCGAGGGAAACCGGGGCCACCCGGTACTACCACGTCACCCATCTTAACGAGAAGGTTCAAATCCACAAACTGAGGAATGTATAATGGGTGCAGTGAAGAAGGTATTTAAAGGCGCGGCTAAGGTCGTCAGTAAGGGCGTAGGTGCTATCACTGGCTCCAACGCTGCGAAGAAGGCGGCTGAGCAACAGGCGAAGCAAATGCAGAACCAGACCAAGCAGCTCCAGGAGCAGGCGCGTCAGGAACAGCAGGCTTCAATCCGCAACATCCAGGATACTGGTGCGCAGGTGTCGGCTCAGCAGTCGATGCAGGAGTCGGCCCTGGAGCGTGACAAGGCGAAGGACGCGGCTGAGGAGAAGCGTCGTAAGGCGCAGGAAGGCAGCGGCGAGTCCCTGGACGTAGCAGTCGGCGGCACCAGCTCTGAGTCGGACGACGAGAACATCCGCCGAAACAACGTCCGTAACAGCTTCTTCGGCGGCGGCAACTCTGGTCAGTCTGGCCTGCGTCTGTAATCAACGGGAGGTAAGATGCGACATAACGAAACAGCGCAAAGCCGCTGGCAGAAGCTCGACGCAAAGCGCCAGGGCTTACTGACCCGGTGTGAGCGCTACGCAGCACTTACCTTACCCAGCGTGTGTCCCGAAGACAGTTACGATGAGGGTACTGACGAGTTAAGTCAGTCCCTCAACTCAATCGGTGCTCAGGCGGTCAACAGCTTGACGAACAAGATGATGCTGGCTATGTTTGCGCCATCCCGTCCGTTCATGAAGTTCGACCTCCCGGTGGGTGAGAAGAACAAAATCCTCAAGGCGCTCGACCTGGACGACGCAGCGTTCCGCGAAGAAATGGCGGTGGCCGAGAAGGAGGCTATCCGCTTCCTGGACAGCACGGGGAGTCGCCCTAAGCTGTACGACCTGTTCAACCACTTAATCATCACTGGCAACGCCCTGAAGCTGAATGAGAACGACACCATGCGTATCATCGGCATCAAGGACTTCGTGAGTCGGCGTAACGTCGAGGGCCGGGTGATTGAGCTTATCTTCCGCGAATGCGTGGACGTTGACGAGCTTCCTGAAGAACTCCAGGGGTTCGCTAAGTCGCTGCGCCACACGGATGATACCAAAGTCAACTACTACCGCTGGTGGTGCTGGGACGGTAAGAAGTACATCGAGAAGCAGTACATCGACGATACTCACATTACCCTGCCGAAGTACAATGGCCAGTACAAGCCGGAAGACATGCCAGCGCAGCATCATGTTTGGCGTATCGCTGACAAGCGCAACTACGGCATCGGCCACGTCGAAGATTACATTGGTGACTTCGAAGGGCTTGACCAGCTCACTGAGGCTGAGGTCAATGGCGCTATCCTGGCGTCTGAGTTCCGCTGGCTGGCCAACCCAGGCGGTATGACCCGACCGGAAGACATTCAGCGCTCTCGCAACGGTGACGTTGTGCCGGGCCAGGATGGTGACCTGTCTCTGATTAACGCCGGGCAGGTAGCAGGTGCATTGCAGGTTGTGTCGGCTTCGGCTGACAAGTACATTCGACGGTTAGGCCAGGGCTTCCTGCTGACCTCCGCAGTGCAGCGCGACGCTGAGCGTGTGACGGCTGAGGAGATTCGACTGCTGGCGAATGAGCTGGAGACAGGCCTGGGTGGTATCTACTCCCGCCTGGCGATTGACCTCCAGTTACCGATTGCGCACTGGCTGATGAAGAACGTCGATAACGGCATCTTCAAGGGCAGCGACTTCGAGCCAGTTATCGTAACGGGCCTGGATGCGCTATCCCGAAACGGCGACCTGGAGAACATGCAGTTGTTCCTGGGTGACGTGGCGCAAATCACGTCAATGCCACCAGAGGTACAGCAGTACCTGAAGCTGGACACCATCTTCTCTGCACTTGCAGCAGGTCGCGGACTTCGTTCCTCGGACTACATCAACAAGCAGAGTGAGGTTGACCAGCGCAACGCTGAGGCGCAAGCCCAGATGCAACAACAACAACTCGAAGGTGCTGGCGTTGAAGCTGCACTGAAGAAACAGGCTAAATAAGAGGATATCCCATGCTGTTTATGAACATTGCTCGCAAATTCGGTTCCGTATTCATGGACGTTGAAACTGGTGGTGAGGGTGCTGCCGCTGGCGGCGACGCTACGGTAGAAGGCGCTGACGCTGGTGCGGAAGTTGAGAAGGCTGGCAAGGTAACGCTGGGTGACCCAGCCAAGCCGGAAGTCAAGCCGGAGGTAACTCCTGAGAAGACGACCGAGGAACCGGGCGCGGTTGAAGACAACGGGATGCAGCAGTACATCGACCAGTACCAGGCGGAAAACCCTGCCCTGGGCCTGGCGCTGGGCTTCCTGCGTGACGCTGGCATTAGCCCGACCGACCCGGCATTCCAGTTGGCCGAGGTTGAAGGTGACTTCGAGCTGCTGAAGGCGACCCTGGCGGCTAAGGCGCTGCCTGGCACCGATGCGATGGTATCCATCCTGGAGAAGGCTGTAGCAAGCCACTTCGAGGCTGTGGAGAAGGCTGAGGCTGAAACCACGGCGCTGGTTGGTGAAATCCTGGGTGAGCAGAAGGACGAGGTGCTGGAGTGGGCGCGTTCGACTGCGAGCGACGAGGAGAAGACTGCGTTCAACGACATGTTGGAAGCAGGTGGTGTGTATGCCCGTGCAGCCGCTGTGCTGCTGCGTGAAGCCTTCCAGGGCGCTGGCAATACTATCCCGGCCCAACATGCAGTGAAGACGGCAGAGACAGCCCAGGGCGGCCATACGCCACTGACGGCGCGTGACTACGCCGCTGAGGTTGAGAAGCTGGCCCGTAAGCTGGGCGGTGACCCTCGCCAATCTGCTGAGTACGCAGCACTGACCCGCCGCCGTGAAGTTGGACGTAAGCGCGGCATTTAACGCACAAAGTTGAATGTGCACCCCTATAGCAAGTAAACGAATCGACGGGCTTCACGGCCCTCTTTAATCTGATTGAGGAAACATAAATATGTCTATTTTTGATGGCGCTACTCCTTCTTACGACGTAACCCGCCCGAACCAGCGTCACGGTCAGGGTGACCCACTGGCAGACGTTACCGAGCAGTTCACTGGCACCGTAGAAGGCACTATCAAGCGCCGCTCTATCATGGCTGGTTTCGTTCCGGTGCGTTCCGTTCGCGGTACTTCCACTATCTCCAACCGTGGTATCTCCAAAGCCAAGCTCCAGAAGATTGCTCCGGGTACTACCCCACCGCCGTCTACTGAGCCGCACACCTCCAAAATCTTCCTGAAGATTGATACGGTAATCATCGCTCGTAACGCCGAGCCGATGCTGGACGAGTTCCAGACCGACTTCGATTACCAGGGCGAAGTGGCGCGTGAGCAGGGCCAGGAAATCGCCAACATGTACGATGAAACCTTCTTCATCATGGCGGCTAAAGCGGCTCAGGCGACTGATTCCGTGTACGGCACCGCAGCTCAGATGCCTGGCCACTCTGGTGGTAACAAGGTAGTTCTGGCTGGCGCTAACGACTACAAAGACCCTGCTAAGCTGTACGCAGCAATCGCTGGTCTGGTCGAGAAGTTCCTGGAGAAGGATGTTCGTCCTAACGAAGAAGATATGATTCTGGTTCTGCCACCGAGCGCATTCACCGCTCTGATGCAGGCTGAGCATATCACCAACGGCGAGTACGTCACTTCCGCTGGCGAAACCCTGAACACCAAATACATGTTCGCTGCTTTCGGCGTTCCTGTGGTGACCTCCAACAACGCAGTATTCGGTAAGACCATTACCGACCACCTGCTGTCCAACGCAACCAACAGCAAGGCTTACGACGGTGACTTCACCAAAGTAATCGCCCAGATGTTCTCTCCGAAGGCGCTGCTGGCAGGCTCTACCATCCCGGTAACCTCCAAAATCTTCTTCGACGACCTCTCTAAGCTGTGGTTCATCGACTCCTGGCTGGCATTCGGCGTGACCATCAACCGTACTGAGTACGCTGGTGTTATCGAACTGCCTGCATAATAAGTAGTGGGGCTTCGGCCCCGCTTCTTCTTTCTCCTGTATCCGCTTTGGGTGCAGAATAAAGAGGAGGCTTAATGTTTACTGAACTTGACGTGGTTAACGCCTGTCTCGCCACCCTGGGTGAATTGCCCCTGGTCGAACTGACCGACGAGCACCCAATGGTCGCAGCAGCGCGAGTCAACCTCACGGAAGCAATCGTATCAGAAATGCACCGCCAATGGTGGTTCAACACTGACTACGTTCATTTAGCAGCAACGGAAGAAGGGTACATTTACGCACCCGCAGATGCCGTAGCTGTGAAAGTTGCCAACTGTACAAATCTTACGCTGCGCGGTCGCCGTCTGTATGACCGCTACCAGAGCACGTATGAGCTTGGCCTGGACGCTGTAGACGCAGTGGTTATCCGCAACATCCCGTTCGAAGACCTGCCGGGCATGGCCCAGATTCTCGTCAAGGATGCGGCAGTGTTGCAGTTCCAGATTAACTACGACGCAGACAGCACGAAGACGCAGCAGCTACAGACGAAGTACGCGAACTCGTACCGACTTCTGAACGCTGAGCACACCCGCCAGATTGCAGCTAACCAGCTTGAGAATCAGGGCGTGGCGGTGGCGCGTATGAATGCAGGTGTCCGTCCTCGCCGCAATCGTCCTTATGGCGCTAACACAATTCGCACGAGGTAACAATGGCTAAAGTTGGCGGAAGCTACGACTCAGTTGTGCTTGGCGTAAGCCAGCAGACCCCGCAAGACCGCCGCTCTGGTCAGATGTGGGAGCAAGTTAACATGGTGTCTGACCCGGTACAGGGCTTGACTCGTCGCCAGGGTTCTATCTTCCAGGCGAAGCAAGACCTCAAGGCAGGCACCATCAACACGACCCTGCTGAAGAATGCAGCGGTTAAGTTCAAGATTCGACCATTCTCTATCAAGGGAGTGGATTACGACTTGATTTATTCAAACGAATATGTTCGTGAAGGTGCATCCGAGATTCTCCCGGTGTACTGCTACGACAAGACGAACAAGAAGTTCCTGCGTGTGCAGGGCGGTGGCCCGGTGTGGGGCGCGGTGGCGAATAGCGGGGCGACGGCGGTGGTCAACATCGGCGAGTACCTGTTCATTTCTGCCAACGGCTACGTTCCGCAGTACACCACAAGCACGAAGTACACCGCAGACACTGCGCGTAAGTCCATCGCTATATGGGTGCGTAACGGTGACTACAGCCGCGACTACACCTTCCGATTCACCACGGTGGCTGGCCAGACCTATGTTGCCACTTACAAGACCCCATCCAGTGCCTATCCGGGCAAACTGGACACGTCCGGTATCCCGGTGCCGAAGGTTAACATGCCGTCCGAGACACCAGCGGACACCTACGGTAACCGACTCAACGCGGCCCTGGCGAAGTTCAACAGTGACATGGCGACGTACAACAAGCAGGTTGCTGACTCGACGAACGGGTACAACTCAGCGGTTACTCAGTGGCTCGGCACCTCCTCTGCGGCTATTCAGCCAGAGGCGATTGCTATTGCACTGACTGACCAGATTCGAGCGCAGGCAGGCCTGACAGCTTCCCAGGTACAGCGTGACGGCTCATACATCTTCATCACCGAGGGCGCTAACGTCCGCACTGGCGAGTGTGTGGCGGTTGCGGATACCTACCTGAAAGCGGTGGTTAACGACGTGAGTAAGATTGACGACCTTATCCCGAAACACTTCTTCGGCAAGGTGGTTAAGATTCGCTCTCAGAAGGCCACTGGTAAGGATGCGTATTACCTGGTAGCGGAGTCGAAGGATGGCCAGACAGGGCTGTACGGTGACGTTATCTGGCGCGAGACAGCAGGTGTGCAGACAACGCCAACCAGCGTATTCTGCGTCGGCACCGTCGTCGGCGACACGCTGTTCATCGGCAGTGACCCGGCATCCCTGGAGTCTCTGGCAGGTATCACTGGTGTTCCCCGGTTCGTGGGTAGCCAGGTTGGTGACCAGGTTTCAATCCCGGTGCCGAACTTCCTGAAGAAGGGCATCACCTACATGGGTGTGTTCCAGGACAGGCTGCTTATCGGTACAGGCTCTACGGTATTCGCCAGCCGCCCTGGTGATTACTTCAACTGGTTCCGTCAGTCAGTGCTCAGCATTTCTGACAATGACCCGGTTGAAATGTACGCCCTGGGTTCCGAGGACGACACGATTTATTGGGACACCACGTTCGACCGTAACCACGTTATGTTCGGGCGCAAGTACCAGTACATTATCAGTGGGCGCTCGCTGCTTACCCCGAACAACCCTAACATCCAGATTATGTCTGCGGTGGAAGATGCTGTTCAGGCGGAGCCGCAGGCCTCTGGTAACCTCGTCTTCTACGGCAAGGATATCGTGCGCAAGGGTTCACTGCACCAGATGCAGGTGGGCGCTACGACGGACTCTGCGGAATCGTATGAGTGCTCGCAGCAGCTTGACCGCTACATCAAAGGTAAGCCGTGTCAAATCCTCTGTAACCAATCACCTTACGTCGTACTCCTCCGCACCACTGAGCAGTATAACGGATTCTACGTCTACACCTACCTGGATTCAATGCAGGGCGGTCAGCGTATGTTCGATAGCTGGTCAACGTGGACGTGGGACGAGGCGCTGGGCTATTGTGCAGGCATTTCAAAGTACCAGGGTGAGATTCTCTGCTACACGCTGCGCACTAACCCAACCTGGACAGGGATGGTATGTGACCGCTTCACCTTCGATACGGAGCTGAGCGATTACCCGTACCTGGACTCCTGGCGTCCGATGAAGGATTGGGTGGCGAACAAGCAAGACCTACTGCCGCAGTATTTCCAGCGTAAGTTGAGCGTGGCGTATACGTCAGGCCATAACAACTACTTCATGGGTTCGCCCTATGAGAACCTGGATAATAACATGCCAGGGTGGGAGAGCGACGTTAACAGCCTGAACATCGGCGTTAACTACCCGGCGTACTTCACGCCAACGTCGCCGTACTTGCGGGATAAGAACGACAAGGCAATCCTGAATGGTCGTCTGACTATCAGCCGCGTCAACGTGGCGGTTAGCGACACTGGTGCGCTGGATGGTGAGGTTGACCTGGGTGACCGAGTAGTTGAGCTACCGGGATTCAGTGGCCGCATCCTGACCCGCCTGGGTAACTTCGTTGGGCGTCAGCCTATCGTAGAAACCTCGGTAATCATGCCTGTTTACAAGGAGATTCGGGAATATAAACTTAAATTGATGGCAAGAGATTGGCTCCCGCTGACCGTAACAGGTCTGGAGTGGGTAGGCCAGTGGTTCAGCCGAGTACGGAGGGTTTAACCCATGTGGGCACAAATCGCTATGGCGGCGGTTAACGTTATCGAAGGCTACAGCATGTCTGGGGTCAAACGTAAGGTTGCCAAAGCCCAATACGGATTGGAGAAGGCCCAGGATGAACTGAACAAGGTGCGGGGTCACGCGACTGACCTCGCCGTAGCAGGGCAGAACATGCTCGCTATGGCCAGCGCCTCTGAGCAGGACTTCCAGCGCCGCCGCTCCAATAAGAAGGCTCTCCAGCAGTATGGGGAGGCGGTTAGCCAGGAGGCATGGAACGCCGCACGGCAGGCTGACTCAATGAACTCTCAGAAGTTCGAACAGCAGCTTGCCAACGCTGGTCGGCTCGGCAGTATCGCGGCTTCGGCTGCGGCGGCAGGTGTCGGCGGCTCCAGTGTGGATGCCGTGTACAATACCGAGCTGATGCGCCAAGACCGACAGGAGCAGGCAGCAAGTCAGTCAATGGACGATTGGCAGTATGCTCGCAACCTGAACCAGATTTCCATGATGGATAACGCCTGGGAAAGTCAGGATATGGGAATTAGCTTCGCTGACCTTACATACAAGGCTAATGAGCTGGTACTGGAGCAGGCCCAGGATAATAGCTGGCAGCACAAGTACAGCATCGGCAAGGCTGCAATGGACGGCATGAATGGGTTCATGGGTAACATGAACAACGTCGGAATTAACCTGCAAGACTTTGGCTACAAAGGCAAGAACATCTTCGGTGGTGGGGGCGGCTCAGGCGGCGCTACTGGCGGGATGAACAAAGGCTTAGGTCAAGGTGGGGCAACTCGTCTATAAGGAGACAACATGGCAGAGGGCAGCATCCTCCCAACGGTGCCTAATGCAGCTATCGAGCGCGGACAACCTATCCAGGTCAACGCGCCGCTGGCGACGCAGCAGGCTCGACAAGCGTTCGTTCCAAGCCGGACAACGTACCAGCAGGCAGCAGGACAGGCGCGGGTACAGGAATCGTTACTCGGTGAAGTAAACAGCCGTAACCTGGAGGCGCTGTCCCGACTGTCCGCATCATTGGGCCAGAAGTTCCAGGAGGCCCAGGAAGACAAATTCGCTGAGGGTTACCTGCGACACATGCAAGGCGAGGCCGTGGCTGATATCGCTGAGGAGAATCCCTTCTGGGGTATCTTCGGCGACGGCGCGGCGGTTCGCGGTGCTCGTGCAGCCCAGGTGCAGAACGCAGGCACCAGCATCCTCTCATGGGTGCAGGCCAACCAGGGTAGCCTGATTGGTATGCCTGCGGACGCTCAGCGTAAAGCAGTGGCTGACTATGCGCAGACGCTGAACACCGGTGACCCGGAAGCGGACATGCTCATTGCTCAAAGCGCGATGAAGATGTTCCCTGCGGTGATGGACAACCTCACCCGTGCAAGCGAAGGTGAGAATCAGCGCCAGGCGGCTAAAGCCCAGGCTGATGTGTTGGAGCAACATGCTCAAGGCTTGCAGTATGCGGCTGACCAGGTGGCTAAAGGCCAGATGGCACCGGAACACTACGACGCTTTAAAGGCCCAGGCGATTCAGGCAGCAATGCCAATGCCAGGTCAATCGCCGGAATCATACCGCGCATCAATGCAAGGCAACGTGCTCTCGCTCGTTCGGAACGGTCAGTTTGAACTGGCTAACTCCATTCGTGCCCAGGTCATTGACCCTATGCTTACGCCGGATGAACGCTTCCAGCTTGACCAGCAGATGAAGCAGGCTAACGCCACCTGGCTCAAAGATAACCCGGTATCCCGTGACTACACGGAGTTTACCGGAACGCTTCCATCCCAGATTAATGCTGGGCGTTACTCAACGGAAGAACAGCTCCTCGCTGACATTGATCGCACCAACGCGGATTACAAGGCTCAGACAGGCGCTCTAAACCCGATGATTAACAACGAGGAGAGAGCACAATACCTCTCCCGATGGCAGGCGTGGAAACAACAGCAGGACGAGGCAAACGCAAAAGCGCAGGCTAAGCAGGATGATGAAACGGTTAAACGTACAATCTTCATGCAGGGCTTCGCACAAGGCTCTCCGTCAACCATGACCGCATCTGGTCTGGATTCTCGACAGAAGGCAGCGTTTGAGCAGACTGAGGCAGCTAAGTTCCTGACGGAACCTGGCCTGCAATCAGCGAGCAACCTCGGCAAACTGGCAGTGAATGGCTACACCTTAGCACCCCTTAAAGAGAAGCTCTCCGGTACGCTGGGCGTTCTCAAGGGCGGCGGTATTCCCCGTGAGGAAGATATGCAGGCATTGCAGGCATCCTTCCAGAAGTTCCAACAGACCCCATACGGGCTGGGAGCGGCGGAGGCGTACTTCGGTGAAGACCTTCCGCTGGTAATGGAAATGTCCGGTCTGGATATGTCCGACAAGGCCAATCAGCAGTATTTCCGTGAACGTGCTCAGGCTCAGCGCAATGTGTTGAAGCCGGGACAGGACACCATCAACAAGGCTAACGACCTGGTTGATTCGGAAATGTCCAACAAGGGAATCGGCTCCTGGTGGGCACGAACCTTCCACGATGCTCAGGCTATCGGGATTGGTTACGAGTCGGCACTCAAGGAAGATATGAAGCGCCACACCGCAGAGGTCATGGCGCAGTACCCTAACCTCGACGAGGAACAGGTGCTGAAGATTGCAGGGCAGCGAAGCATGAAGGGCAAACAAGTCCTGGGGAATATGCTGGTCGCAGGGCCGGGAGCTGACAAGCTCTTTCGGAACCTTAATAGCCACCTGGATATTCCAATGCAGACGCCGGGCGATACCCGGTTCAACGTTGCAATCAATGACCAGATTCGTACCAAAGTAGATAAGCGCTATGACTTTACTGTAGGCTCAATCAACGCATTCCAGAACGGCCAGATGTATGTCACTGTAACCCGCGACGACGGCGTACAGCAGAACATCCTCATGAGTGCCGAACAGGTTGCGCAGTCGATTAACTCCAGCAAAGCCAAAGCAACCGCAGACGACAAGGAACGACGTAAGACCTACCAGCTCGAAACGGGCATGAGAGAGGCTTACCGCGTATCCGAAGCAAACAGAGGTAAGATGTAACAATGGCTAAATTCCGCGTAGACATGAACAAACCGACAGAGTACGATGGGCTTGCGGCTGAAACCGATAAGTCGTTCGGTCTGCCGGAAGGCCTGACCAAGCTGGTCATGATGATTGAGAACCGTAACGACCCTAAGAACCGTGTCTCTCCAAAGGGCGCGGAGGGCGTTATGCAAATCATGCCAGCAAACAAGAAAGCTCTGGGTATCACCGATAGCACTGACCCGGTGCAGGCGTTCCAGGGAGCAGGTAAGCTGCTCTCTGACGCATTAAAGCGCTACGACGGCAACGTCGGCGCTGCCCTGGCGGACTACAACGGTGGCCCACGGGCCGCAGAACGTTATCTGGCCGGACAGTCCCTGCACCCAGAAACGAAGCAGTATCTGGACTTTGCGCAGGAGTACCTGCAATCCGGTAACCCTACCACAACCTATGGCGATACGGTCATTAACTCCGGCATCAATCAGGTGGAAGCGCAGGCTCCATCTGACCTGTATCAGAACGAGGAACAGCCGCTGGCTGCGTTCGTTACCGGGCTGGATGAAGAAGCAGAGCGCCGCTTGCAGGACGAGGCTAAATTCTATGACCTCAGCCTGAACGATGCGATTAAGTTCGGCTTTAAAGATACGCTGACCTCTGCCGTAGCCCATGCGTTTGAACGCGAGGAGGACGAGAACTATGTGCTTGGTGACGAGCAGTTTAATTCGATTAAGCAACAGTTTCCTGAAGGACTCAACAGCGACCAAGAGAAGCGTATCCGAAACAGCCGCAGCCAATCGGACTTCGAATACAACGTCGAGCGTGTCCGTCAAGAGAACGACTTTGGCAAACGTATGGCGACGCAAATGGGCTGGAATGCTGCTGGCGCTTATGCTGGTGTCATGGCAGGCGGCATCTTCGACCCCGTGGCGCTCCCACTCGGAACCTTTGGGGCTGGTGCTCGCATCATCCGTGGAGGTTCTGCCTTCGCTTCTGCTGGGCGCATGGCTGCTGAGGGTGCTGCTGCTACAGCTATCGCTTCTCCCATCATCCAACAGATTGACAAAGGCAGCGTAGACACTGGCACTGTATTGCAGCACATGGGTATGGCGGCGGCGTTCGGCGCAGGCCTGGGTACGGTTATCCGCAGCCCGGCTGTTCGCCCATTCGACGAGCTGAGCCAGGAAGCAGCCCAGGGCCGCCTCAACGGTGACATGGTGTATAACGACGTGGCAGTTAAGACAGGCGACGATGGCCTGGTGGTTAACTTCAACGACGCACACGACACCTCAGTCGGCCCATCTGGTGAAATCATCGGTACTGGCCCTACTGCTGTTCTGTCACACGCTGAGCGCTTCGACGAGAGCTACGGCTCGGCAGCGGCTGATAAAGCCCGTGGGTGGCGTCAGTGGTGGTACAACCTGGAAGCCCGTAACAAGCTGGCAGGTTGGTCTGACTCTGAGGGCGTACAGCTCGCTAAGTCAAAGAGCAAGGTAGCTCGCTGGGTTGGTGCTATGTGGTCTGGTGACCAGGCTGGTTTAGGCCGCCAACAGGCCCGTACTGCTGCGGTTCTGAAGGAGCAGATTAAAGACCAGATGCTGTACGACTACGTGCCTCAGATGAAGTCTGCGCTGGAAAGCTACATGACCACTGGAGAGAAGGTGAACTACATGGCGGGTGGTGCTGCCGACGTACAGGCTCGCTTCTCCCGTGAAGTTCAGCTTGAGCGTTATCGCCACCGCCTGTACCGTGCAGAGAACGGTGGCGAGTCCTCTGGTTATGTGTCTGAGGCTTCGGCCCCGGTACAGCAGGCAGCGAAAGCTCTGGACGACCTGATGGCGAAGACGAAGAAGATGCACCTGGACGCCGACACTGAACACGCCAGCATCCTGAAGGATATGGACAGCGTAGGTTACATCGAACAGCGCCCGGACTATATCCGCATCAACCGGGCATCGCCGGAGGAGCGTAAGGCGTTCCTGGACATGGTTAAGGACGACTACCACGCCGAGGCTACTGCCAAGATTAACAAGATGCGCAAGGAACGTGCTGAGTGGATTCAGGCAACCTACAAACGTGCTGAGCAGGCACTGGACGGCGACGGTAAGAAGGAGTGGGTGGACGACTTCCTGAAAGACCCTGAGAAATACTTCGACAAGCACATTGAGCTGCTGTCCAAGAAGATTCACGGGGAAATGGATAAACGTGCGAGTCACTGGTGGGAGAACGCCCTGCGTAATCCTGAAGAACGTTACCAGAACAGCGAGGCATCCCTGCTGACCCTGGCGCGTGAAATGAGTGACGAGTGGTTCACCGGGCGTGAAGTTGACGCTGACATGGTGCGTGACTTCCAGAAGGCGCTGACCTCTAAGTGGGCTGACACCTCCCGCCGCGAGCTGAACATGACCAACAAGCGCGTAGTCAACGGACAAGACCTGTACCTGCTTGACATGTTCCAGCACGACGTGTTCTCCTCTACTGTCTCTACCGCTAACAACACCGCAGGCCGTGTAGCAATGGCTAAGCTGGGTTGGAAGACGGAGCAGGACATTCAGGATACCCTGACGGCTATGTACCACGGCGGTGCGACGACTCGTGAGGTTGAGGCGGCTAAGCACATCAGTGACATTATCCTGAACCGCGCTCGCGGCCTGGACGATGCGCCACTGGTGCAGTCACTCAGCAACATGACCCACGCTACCATGATGGGTAAGCTGGGCCAGGCTATCCTCGCAGACCTGCCAATGGCTATCGGTAACATCGGTGTCGGTGGCATGTTCGATGCGCTGGGTAAGATGGCTGAGAAGGTGATGGATGGCTCCATGTTCATCCGTAACGGGCGGCCTACCGAAGTCCTGAAAGACCTGGATAAGTTCACTGCCGGGCTGATGGGCCACGATAACGAGCTGTGGATTCCGCAGCAGGTTAACGCTGACGGTATGGCGATGGAAGTTGGTGGTTCTATGCTGCGTCGCTCTGCGGCGGCGGCACGAATGACCAACACCCTGTCTGGGGCTAACGCGATGGCTAAGATGATTGGCACTGGCGTTACCCGTGCGAGCAACAAGAAGATGCACACCTTCTTCCGTACAGGGAAGGGTATCTCCGAGTCTCGCCTGGCAGACGTTGGCCTGACGAAGAAGGAAATCACCCGCATCAAGAAGCAGTTCGACCAGTTCGGCGATAAGGATAACTTCGGCCTGGACAAGTGGACTGACCCACTGGCTAAAGAGGAGCTTATCTCCGCAGCTAACCGATTCGCCCAGCAGGGCCAAATGAGTAAGTCATACGCAGGTGACCTGCCTCAGTGGACGCGTAACACCGTCCTGGGTTACATCTACTCCCGCTTCCGCGCTATTGGCATCAAGGCGCAGGAGAAGGTTCTGGTTCGTAACCTGGCACATGCTGACGGTAACACGGTAGCCATGCTGACCTCTGCCATCGCCTTCGCTACCTTCCTGAGCTATGCCCGTATCTACGCGGACGCAGCAACCAGCAAGGATAGCCGCAAGGTTCTGAAGGAGCGCCTGACGCCTCTAGGCATTGCCGACCAGGTATCTAAGTTCACTTCGGTAATGGGCCTGGGTTCGGAGTTCACCAACATCCTGACCCTGCTTACTGGTGGTGGCGTTCAGGGTGGTAGCGATACTCCGCTGACGGCTTACCCCGGTAACGTCGGCAAAGCAATCGAGGCAACGGGCAAGGCACTCTCCGGTGACGGCTCTGTAGGCGACGCTGCGGCGGCGGCCACTAAGCTGATGCCTGGCGCTAACACCTACCAGATGCTCCTGCTGCGTAACGCGCTGCAAGATAACTAACCCATTGGGGTGTACACAAATCATACGATGAATGTGCACCCCTATAGTAACTAAACGAGGAATAAGGCTTTATGACCACTTCAACCTGGCAACCATTTGCTATTGGTGACGGCAACTACGACACCATGCACACCTGGGCTGGTGATGGCAATGCTGCTCGCTCGTTCGAGCTGAACTTCACTGGCGGGTACATTAGCCAGGCTGACGTGAAGGCGTTTATGATTAAGCGCGGAACGACCCAGCAAGTTGACCTCACCGTTAAATTCACCAACACGAACACTGTCACTCTAAACCAGGCCGTACCGGAAGGTTGGGATGTGACTATCTACCGCGATACTCCGAAGGATAAGCCAACGGCTTCCTTTATCGACGGTGCACTGATTACCGCAGCTAACCTTGACCGAAATGCTCGGCAGGCTATCTACGGCGTTGCTGAACTGGCTGACCGGATGGATATCTCCCAGGATACTTCCAACCAGGCTCTCGCCACTTCTGAGGCCGCTGTAGCTGGTGTAGCTGCAACCCAGGCAACCGCTAACCGCGCAGTGGCTATCGCAGAAGACGCGACCACCACGGCCAAAGGTGCCATGACCAAATCGAACCAGGCGCTGTCTCGCGTTGACCAGGCATCCAGCCGCTCGCTGGAAGCACTCAACGTGGCTAATGAAGCCCTGGACGTCGCTAACTCTCATGTTGACGACGACAAGAACATCAAGCGTGTCCTCCGTGCTCCGGCAGGCGATACGCTGCAAGAGCTACCTTCCCGTGAACTCCGCAAGGGCAAAGGGCTGTCATTCGACGCAAACGGCGATATCGTCGCTGTTACTCCGGTTGCTGGTACTGCTGAGGCAGTGCTTCAGTCACTCCGTGCGCAGAATGGCCTGTCTCACATCGGTCTTGCCAATGGCACCGCTGGCCTGGACGCGGCTATCAAGTACCTGAGCTTTGAAATGTTCGGTGCTGTTCCGGGTACGAATACCGACCAGACTGCGAAGATTCAAGCTACCGTTGACGCTGCGGCGCTCATTGGTTTGCCTATCTGGTCAACTGGCACTTACTTTATGAGTGGCCAGGTGCAGCTCACTTCAGCGGTACAGATTACTGGTGCTAAGTTCGTTGGCCCAGCATCTTCCACCTCTCAGAAGTTCGCGGTTAAGGCCGACGTAACCTTCGATTGGTGCTCGTTCGATAAGGTGTACATCCACCACACGGACGGTAACCTGCTGGTGCAGAACTTCAACATCAACAACACCCGCTCCACCGCTGCCGTGTTCTCAGAACAGGTTGCATCGGAAGTTAGCGTAGAGCTTCGTTACGGCACGTTCCGCAACTGCTACTTCGGCTATCTCCGTCAGGGTGGCTCCGGCTTCGGTCTTCGTACTAATGTCATGCGCGGCCTTCAGTTCTTCGACATGCAGGGTGACTGCATCGAAATGAACCTGTGCATCAACGACAAGTACACCCTGGTCGAAGATGTGGTTATCGACACTGTTGACCACCTCGGCACCCAGCCCAATTGGGGTATCGCTATGGGCTTCGCTGGTAAAGGCGACTATGGCTTTACGGAAGACTACACCAACTACTTCAAGAACCTCACGCTGCGTAACTGCCGTGTGTACGCTGCTCGTCAGTGTATCCACGTCGAGAAAGGCTATAACTGCCTGATTGAGAACGTTGAGCTGTTCCCAGATAACAACCGCTCCACTAACGCTGGTATTGAGGCCGCAGGCATCGTCCTGTACGGCTGCTCTAATGTCACGATTGATGGTGTGCGTGGCGCTCCTATCACCGGGCAGCGTATGGTCTGGGTAACCTGGGGTATCACTGGTGGTCAGTATAAGATGGCTGGTCGGGATATCACTCTGCGTAACGTGGACGTGACCGGGAGCATCGAAATCAACATGTCTGCGACGAACACGTTTGAATCTCGGCTGGAGATTGACCACCTGAAGGCTGACCGCCTGATGCTGGTAGGCCATGCCTCTGATTACAGCGTAGCCAACGTTCGAGTAGACACGGCTGAGATTGAGTTCCACCAGGTCAACAATGACGGACGTGACCAGGTACGCCGTACCGCACGTAGCGTGGCTAAGTTCAGCAACTGCCGCTCCACCCTCGTGGCTAACACGGGAGTGACGCTGGGCCGTATTGCGGTAGATGAAATGTCCGTATCTGATACGAACTTCCCTATCCGCAAAACTGCAAGCTCCTCCACTAACCGTGGTACGCCGCTGACTAAGGTTGACGGTACGTTCTGGCTGGAGGCTAACGGCTTCCCGTGGGGTTACTGGTTCCTGCCAGGCGACCGCATCGTTAACAACCAGGGAACTGTGTACACCATCCTCACGGAAGGTTGTCAGTTCAAGTCCTCTGGTGATACTGTAGTTCGTGCCGCTAACGCTGGCTCTAAAACTCTCCAGGGTAACACCACGGAGAACTGGACTACGGTTTACTGGAAGACGGCTGGCTGTAAAGTTGTGGTTCCTAAAGGCGGTGCTAACGGCTCTGACCTGCACACCACCATCGCCCGTTCTGCGTACATCGCAGGCGGTATCTACACCATCGAACTGGCAGACCCGCTCGGCACCGCTATCGCAGCCGGGACGGTAATCACGCCAGAAACGGTATGTACTTACGTTGCTAAATAAGGAGTAAAATATGTGGCTAGTGGACACCGTAGAGAAGGCGGCTCCCGGTGTCCCGCCCGTTGTTGTGACGGGCCTGACAGTAGCTGGAGTCAGTCTACAGGATTGGGTATATCTTCTCACTATCGTATACCTTGTCGTGATGATTGTCAAGAGTGTAATCGGTATATTCAAAAGGACTAACGCATGAGCGAACAAATGACTGAAGACGAGAAACTTGACCTGTTCAAGCAGATGCTCGCTGACATGGATAACGAGAAGCTGGCTAAGCTGCTGCTCAATAAATCCCTACAGAAGCTGGCTCTCCTGCTTGAGGAGGATATGGCTACCGCTGCCGACTTTAACGTAATCCGGGCAATCCTGAAGGATAACAACATCGGTATCGTACCGACCCGCGAGAACGCTATGGGTAAACTGCAAGAGAAGCTCAAGGAGCGCTCTGCGGAAGCGGACAAAGGTAACAACATCATCCCGGTTGACGAACTCACCCAGGTTGATATCGGCGACTTTATCATGAGGCACTAATGACTATTCCCTATAACGTATTGATGGAAACTGAGGAGGAAATGGCAGCACGTCTGGAGGAGGAGGGTAACGCCCTCCCTTACCTCTCGGACGAGGACTTTGCCAACCTGCCTGAGCTGGAGAAAGAGCGTCGTGTACGCCTGGAACAGCTCGCAGCCCTTCAGGTTCACTACAAGGACTTCAAGCGTTTCCTCACCGACGTTATGGTGGAGTTAGGCTTCTCGGTATCAAAGATTCAAGCTGACATTGCTGACTTCATGGTTAGTGGCGGTCAGTACATCATGATTGAGGCACAACGTTCCCAGGCTAAGACGACCATCGCTGCGGCCTTCTGCGTGTGGCAGCTCATTCATGACCCTAAACACCGTGTCCTGATTATCTCGGCTGGTGGCTCTCAGGCTACCGATATCTCCACCCTGGTTATTCGTATCATCATGAATATGGATATCCTGGAGTGTATGCGCCCGGATAAGTCAAAGGGCGACCGTGTATCGGTTGAGAAGTTCGACCTGCACTACTCGCTGCGTAAGCTGGACAAGTCCGCTTCCGTAAGCTGCTGCGGTATAACTGCTAACTTGCAGGGCCGTCGTGCCGATACACTGCTGGCGGACGATATCGAGTCCCAGAAGAACTCCCTGACTGCCCTGATGCGTGAACAGCTCCTGGCTAAAACCCTCGACTTCACCTCCATCAACCAATCAGGTCGAATCATCTACCTGGGTACTCCTCAGTCCTCCGACTCAATCTACAACACCCTGCCGGGACGTGGCTACAATGTCCGTATCTGGCCTGGCCGATTCCCTACCAAAGAACAGCTCCCGTACTACGGCGAGCACCTCGCTCCGCTGCTGGCGTCCATCATGGAACGTTACCCGGAAGTTCAAGGTGGTGGCGGTATCAACGGCGACCAGGGCATCCCTATCGAACCTTCATTCCTGGGTGAGCAAATCCTCCAGGCTAAGGAGAAAGACCAGGGGCCAGCATGGTTCCAACTTCAGCACATGCTGAACACCAAACTGATGGACGCCGAACGGTATCCATTGAAAACTGACAATTGCCTCACGATGCCAATTCGCGTAGGTGATGAACTACCACTGGAGATTAAACGTGGCTACGACTACCGCGAAGTGCAAATCGAAGGCAAGACCTATCGGTTCGCTAAGCCTCACACATATTCCGCAGAACTGGCTAAGCCTACAGGCATCTGCTTCTACATCGACCCCGCAGGTGGCGGTAAAGGCAAAGGGACTCACGGGGGTGACGAAACTGGATGGGCTTGTACTGCCTTCCTAAACGGTAACATCTTCGTCCTGGGCTACGGCGGCATCAAGGGTGGCTACGGCCTCAATGGTGCTGGCGAGTCTGACGGTTCCCTGGTCAAGCTCGCTGAGCTGGTCAAACGGTATAAGCCCAACGTGGTTAAGATTGAGCAGAACTTCGGCTATGGTGCATTCCTGGCTGTATTCCTGCCTATCCTCCGCGAGGTTTACCCGGACTGTTCAGTAGAGAACGACTTCGTGACCGGGCAGAAGGAAGTCCGTATCATCGACATTCTTGAGCCTATCATCGCTCGTGGTTCACTTATCTTCGCTGAGGATGCACTGCTGAGTGAGCGGCAATCGCTTCAGGTTCACCCTGACGTTAACCGCATCACTTACTGCATGATGCAGCAGATGAACCACATCACTCGTGACCGTGACTCTCTGATTCACGACGACCGACTGGATGCCCTGGCGGGTGCCTGTTACCATTGGGAACAGCAGCTCGTTATCGACCAGCACGAGATTCGTAAGCGTATGCAGGAGGCTGAGGAGAAGAAGTTCTGGGCCGACCCACTGCTCCACAATCGCATTAAGCAGCAGGGCCAAGTGTACAATCGTGGCACTGGCATGAACATGCTCGCACACCGTCGCGGTCGCCGTTAGGCCGCGCACCAAAATTCCTTTTTAAAAATTCTTTGGAGAAATCACTATGTTCGTACATGAAGCCCCCTTCCTCGGTGCAGTTAAAGGTGCAGGTCAGCTCCGTCGTGATGCAGTTCGTCTGCAATGCTATGCGGAAGTTAATGCTGGCGCTCAGCCGGACGTACTGGCGTTCTGGGAAGCTCAGCTTGCTCTGGCCGATGTTGACCACGGACTGCCGTATGATGGCACCTACGTCCCTGGCGTTATCGACCTGCGCCCGGCTTGTTACAAGGTTCTGTCCCATTACCGTATGTTCAACCCGGAAGGTATTCCGGACTACAAAGACTTCTGCACCTTCTTCATTGAGAAGAATGGCGGAGGCCAACCTGCGGAGCCGCTGTCTTTCAGTAAGAACCTGTCAGGCTCGAACGCATCGGATGCTGACGGCACCTATGTCCCGGCAGGTTCTGAATACAACAACAGCGTCGCAGTTACTGGTGGTGTTGCACCGTACACCTATGCCTGGTTCAAGCGCAGCTCTGGCGTAGACCAGCCTGTAGGTGCTGACCAGAACACCTACGTTATCTCTAACTACCAGGCTTCTAACAACGGTGACTACTTCGTCCGCGTGACTGATGCCGCAGGCACTACCATCGAGTCTACCCGTGACCGTGTACGTCAGGCAGTCCGTATCACTAAGAACCTGGCAGCTACCGCTACCGTGGAATCCGGTGCTACTATCTCCCTGGGTATCACTGCTGACGGTGGCCTGAACCTGACTTACCAGTGGTTCAAAGACGGTACTGCTATCTCCGGTCGCACCTCTGCTTCCTTCAGCAAGGCTAACGCCACCACTGAGGACTCTGGTGTCTACCACGTAGTTGTGACCTCTGCGAACAAGAACGGGCCTAAGACTGCTCAGTCTGTACAGTGCACCGTTACCGTGAACCCGCCTGCTGAAGGCTAACATGGAGGCCGGGTGAAAGCCCGGCATTTACTATGAGCATTAAACAGAAGGTGGCGCTTGGTTCTATCGCCAGCGTCCTATCAATCATCGCTACTGTATACCCGAATGAGCTGCACACCTCTGACCGGGGACTACAGCACATAGCCCAATGGGAACAGTATGCTACCCGGACTTACCTGGACAGCGTTGGAGTACCGACCATTGGCCTGGGTGCTACAATCTGGCTCGACGGGAAGCGCCCTAAAGAGGGCCAGGAGGCCTCGGACTTCCAGGCAGCCCAACTGTTCATCCGTGACATTAAAGTCGCTGAGAAGTGCGTTCTGGAGCGCCTTGATGGTGCTGCGATGCCTCAGTCGGTATTTGATGCGTCAGTATCCCTGATTCACAATACCGGGTGCGCTGGTGCAACCTACAACCCTAAGCGTAAGGCTAAGACCAACCTCCGGTTACAGGCTGAGGCCCATAACTGGTCACAGGTCTGCTACCGCATGGGTGACTTCATCTACGCTGGTGGCAAGGTTTCCAAAGGCCTGGTTAACCGCCGTACCGCTGACCAAAGGCTATGCCTGGAGGACTTACCTAATGTTTCCCTCAACCGTCGTTAAGAAGGTATCAGCAGTGGCCCTGGTTGCCGCTGTGCTGGCCTCACTGCTGTTCCTGGTGCACTTCTATAAGGAGAAGGCAAGCACCGCTGAGGAACGCTTACAGGGCGTCACCAATGAGTTAACCGAGACTCGTGACGCCTATGACCGATACGTTAACGAGCAGAGCCTTATCCGGGATATCCTGGCCGCTGGTGCTGCTGCTAAACAAGCCTCTAAGGAGAAGACCGATGCTGCCATTAAGCAACACAAGGCTTCCGGTACTCGTGTCACTGTTAGCCCTGCTGACGCTGACCTCCTGTACCAGAGAAGTCGTGAAGTACGAGAGAGTGCCGCTGGTTCTATCCAGTGAGGTTACCGACCCGGTTAAGCCTCCTCTGTTTGAGAAGGACGACGACCTGGTTGAGTACGCCCTGCAACTCCTGGGTGATATAGAGCAGATGAACCAAGACCGGGCTACTGTGCGTAAAGCCGTGGATGCCCATAACGGTAACTCTGTGGTTCACCCTGTGCGTTAACCCTGTGCTGGGCCAGCGAGTGTATACCTGCGGCCCAAATATGGTATAATTATGCGAGAGGGTAGCGACCCAGCGACCGCCGCCTAGTTCCCCCATAGGGTGCCGCCGAGGGTCAACCGGGAGGGAACCGGGTCAACCGGGAGGAACCGGGCCGCACCTGCCGGGCTATCCTGTCGGGTTATCCTGTGAGGGCCGCTGTATCACCCTGTGAGGAACCCGGAGAGGTAACCGGGGTTAGTGCTAGGGGTTAACCGGGTTATGCTCACCACGCCCCGCAGGTTTATCAGAGTCGCTACGGGTTAGACTCAAGGGTTATCAGGTGGCGAGTTTAGCAGTTACATCGCCGGGTAACAAAGGTTATCTGGTTAACTGTGGTCATTATGCCGGGTTACCCTGTGGTTGTCAACGGGTTTAATCATCGGTTTACTAATCAGTGTAGAGGCGCGGGCTATCTGTATCTATTGGCTAACCTGTATCGTTAATCTGATTGTGCACCCCTATAGACAAGAAGCGGTCTAATCAGGGTTACAGCTATGCTAACACGGCGTATCTGTAACGGCGGTAACCCAGAGGGAAGGGAGGAGGGAGAGCAACGCAGACATAGACACGGGGCAAGGGTAACCGGAGAGAGGACACCAGAGGATAACCAGAGAGTAACAGAGCATAGGCTAACCCGGATACGTTAACCCGGTTATGAGAGACTGAGAGACACCAGAGGATAACCCGGCAGTGAGTACGCCACACCATAACCAGAGTAAGCCCGGATAAGCTAACCCAGGTTAACCCGCCTGCACTCGCAAGCCGTTTAAACATAGGCTATCTGTAATTAGTTATAAAAGAGTGTTGACAACCGGGTTAACCTTATGGCTTAATAGCCTCACTGAAACGGCAGACACCTACTAAGCAATACCACGAGTTACTTAGTAGCTGCCGGATTAAGTCAAGTAGCTAGTGAGAGGCATACGAAAGTTCTCACAAAGTAGTTGACACAAAGAAGTAAACGCAGTAACTTAGTAAGCAAGCAACACGGCAGGATAGTTGAAGACAGGCCGTTAACTAGGACACTTCCACATCGCATCACACGATAGGCCACCGGAGGCGTTAACCCGGATGTGATACCGCTCTTTAACAATCTGGGTAGCTTAACAGCATTGCCTCACATGATGAATGACTAGATTAGTCCACCGTGTAAGGTCATGGGATTGGCACGATTATTCAGCCGCAGCCCGGTTAACGGCAACGTTTGACCGATGTGATGCCGATGGTCTACCATACCCTAAGCCAAAGAGGATATACAATGCTAAACAAAGTGAAACGCAGCAAGGCAAAGGCCGAGTCTCGCACGGTGCGGGAGAAGTCCGCAGCCGAGAAGCTAGCAGAAATCCGTGCATACAAGCGGCGCGGTACACGAAACGCTACAAAAGAGGCGAGGCGGCTTGAGCTGGGCGATATGGCATACAGCAAGCCCAGCGACCACGCCACCGGGTTTAACTATGGGATTGATGCCCGTAAAGCCCGAAAGCAAAACCTGATGCCAGCTAACAAAGTCAAGAAGGATTCAGACTTCGGGAGCAGGACGGCAACATGGGGAAGTAAGACTGATGCAACAATAAACAGTTACTACCGCAATAAACGCGGTGATAACATGCCACGAAACAAATGATTGACAGGAGGAGGCAAGGCTGTTAAGCTACCCAGACGTTGTACAGGTGACCGACTGAGGCTCGCACTCGCAGACACTTCAAAGAGTCACCTAGTATAACAAAGCAGTTGACAACATGATTAACATGATGTAGACTGGCTTCACAATATAAGAACTGGCAACCGACCTGATTCGGGAGTGATGCGGCAACGTGTCACGGTGAGTAAAGCGCTACTCACTCTACGGGAACAAAAGCGCTGGCCGGGTGAGGTAGTAGGTCAAATAAAATCTACCGATAATAGTGTGTAGCGAGCATCCCCTCCACCGAACGGGGGCAGTACGCGGCAGTAAGGCTCTGAGAGTGCAGCAAATGACTCAACCTTACGCCACCAATGTGAATTGGTTACCGACCGCAAAGGTGACGGGTGAAGCGCAAGTGAATCCCATAGCTGATGCCACTGAGTAACCAATCACGTTGGTTTATGTAAGCGTCATTTGCCGGATGGTAAAGCGGGTAACCGTGACTACGACTACGGGATGGCGCTGACTTAAACTAACTAAACCACTGAGGATTCAATCATGACTATCAAATACATCACCTTCAAAACTGCTGCTGAAATGAACACCGCTATCGACAAAGTGGTGACCGATGCCAAAACCCTGCAAGCTCGCATTCAGGTTGTGGCGTGGGGTATCCTGTGCCATGCTGTTAAGCACGGTGACTGGACTGCGACGCAGCGCCTGGTGGATGAACTGCCAGAGGGTATCCGCCGCAAGATGCTGGTGGAGTGGTTCGTTAAGGCTGGGATGCAGGTATCCGAGAAGGATGCGATGTTCACGGGCTTTGATGCTGAGTTCTGCAAGAAGAACGCCGACGCTATCAAAGCGCGTATGTGGTGGGAAGGCAAGCCTGAGCGTGTGTTTGAAGGCTTCGATATCAACGCTGAGATTGAGCGCCTGTTGAAGAAGGCTCAGAAGGCGATGAAACAAGATGGCGAGCTGACTGCTGAGCAGAAGGCTGCTGAGGGTTACAAAGGTGTGAACGTAACACCTGAGCACATCAAGGCATTGCAGGCGCTGAAAGCTAACCCGCAAGCTGTAGCTGTTACCCACTGATGTATGGATTTGGTGTGTGGTGCTGGTTAACTCCCGGCACCACTGACCACGATAACTATCTCCTGATGTACGGATGGAATGTGAAATGTTCAAGACGATTCCGGTAGCGATGGGTATGCGTGGCCCGGCAGCTAATGAAGACTACGTGTTCCCTGCGGTGCGCGTGTTCGCTCAATACTACGTGTGGTAGGTGACAGGCCGAAGCGTTGTGTGCACTCGCAGCGCTTTATCATGTTCCCTAATGATGTGAGGATGTAACGATGTTTACTGTATTCCTGAGCGCGTTCCGTGGTGAGCGCACGTTTGAGCAGAACGTACTGAAATCTGCTGAGCTGGCTTCCCTGCTGATTAATCAGGGTTACACGCCAGAAGTGGTGGCGGGATTCTATCCTGAGAACGGCGGCCAGACCGTGACGTTTGAGCAGTCCTATGCCGTCCGCGTCGAAACCTATGCGGAGTGTGTCAAGCTGGCGCAACTGGCTGGCGATGCGTTCCAGCAGGAATGCGTGTTGGTTGTCGATGTGCTTGACCGCATGGCGGCGACGTATCTGTACCCGGCTGGTGATTCCACGGTTGAGGGTTATCTGCGTCGTAAGACTGAGCAGCCAGAAGGTGCGCGTAGCCAATGGCGCGGCGCGTGGTGGGTAATTGAGGGTGAGGCATAATGCTATGGGCGTACATAACACTTTGGGTCATTGTGCAGGCAATGGCGGTCTTCGCGGCCATTCGGTTGGTGGCGTGTTCCCGTGCGTGATTTACCAGAAGGGTACTCCCGATGCGCTGACGCATTGGGTACTCCAGCCTAACGGCGTACACGCTGGGCCACACGCTACCTTTGACGAGGCGTGGGCTGCTGCTGTGAGCTATAACAACGGGCAAGATGATTGCCCTATCACTGAGGTGCGCATTGCTAAGGTGCAGCTCAATGAGCACGACGGCGAGACTAACGCCGTGGCCTTCAACATCCACGATGAAGTAACGTTCGATGTGTATGGCCTGTATGGTGCTGAGAAGGACGGATGCGAGTGGCATCTGTGTGACTATGCCACCTACCCTGAAGCCCGTGATGCAATGGCGCAGTGCGTGGCTCGTATCAATGACGCTGGCGGCGTAGGTTATGCCGTCGAATACCGTGAACTACTGAGGATGTTATCGTGATTAAATCTAAACGCAAGGCAAACAAACTGGCTATCATCCGTGGCAGCCGTATCTTCAAAGTGGTTAACCCTACCAATTACCACGGGTTCGAGGCAGGCACTCTGGTGCGCTGGGTTCCTCGTGATGAACATGGTGGCCTTGAGGAGAAGCAAGGCAAGGAGGCACTGAACTGTGTCGAGGTTACCAAAGGGCCGTACCCGCTACGCCAGTGGGTTCCGTCGAATGAGCTGATGTAGTAGGCTGGCCGAAGCCTCGCACTCGCGGGGCTTTATCAAGCAAACTAACTGAATGAGAGAACATGTACGATGAACAAGATTGTCTACAGTACCGACCCGGCTGTGATGGCCAAACAAGTTGCTCCTATCGCCCACCGTGAAACGATGCGGGAGTGGGAGGAGCGCCCACGTAAGACCCAGCGCCAGCACCGTGATGCACACAATGCGCTGAACTGCGAATACCGCCGCCGTGCTGCTGCCTGCGGCATGACCTTTGAGGGCTATCTGGCCCGTTTCAACATTACCTTAAATTAAAGTGAGGAAGTGACCATGATGAATCGTATCCCTGCCATTGGCGACGCTGTAGAGCTGATTGCTGACCCGTTCTACTCAAAGAATCCCTTCAAGAAGGGTATGCGTGGAATCGTCACTGGATATAAGCGCCCGGTGCGTGAGATAACCGACGTGGTTATCAACGGCGATGAAACCAACAGCGTAGACGTTAGCCGTGTGGCTGGCCTGGGTAACCGTATCTATCGCCTGACGAATCGCCGTGGCCCTGAGCAGTACGAGGTGGCTGGTTGTCTGCTGGACGACCTGGCACCGGGTGACCTGTTCGTGTTCTATGCCTGCGACCTGACCGGGCGACATGCTGGACAGGGTTACTGCCTGCGCTACCTGAACCGTAAACAGGTTGGCCTGCACTACACCGATGAACAGTGGGTTAAAGACCTGCTGGCCTGCGGCGCGATTGAAGACTACCTTAACCCGCTGGCACATGAGGAGCCGCAGCGCTTCAACAGTGTATACGATGCGCCTATAGGTATGGTGCTGAAGTACATGCTGGATGGTCACAAGGCGCAGGGTGCTGTGTATCCTTACGTCGTCCGTACCTGGGGTGGTATCTGGGGCTGGAATAAACTGCGCTGGGTACTGATTAAACCAGAGCATCACGGCCAATGGCTGCGTGACATTCAGGCTGCGTGGACTGCGCCAGCCTTCTTCGAAGAAGCCTTCACCTACCCTATCCCGTGCAAGGCTATCCTCTACGTCCAGAAATTGATGGGAGCTGCAAATGCTAAATAGACTGACCCTTATCCTCCGCCCTGCCTCCAGCTATCACGCTGCGATTCAGAAGATACTGCGTGAGGAACACTTCGACCACCAGTTCGGTTCGATGAAGGTTGACAACGGCGACACCGGACACACGGAAGACGTGGTGCTGGTGACCTGCGTTGACTTCCACGATGTAGGCGTAGTGATTGACAAGCTGCGCAGCCGTGTAGGTCTGAGCTACTATCTGGTTGATGCTAACCGGGCAGTGTTCAGCTACCATAGCGTTAACCGTGTGCTCACTCCGCTGGGCCTGCTGTACCAATCCAACGTGGTACTGCAAACTTATAACCGTCACATCACCATCGGCGGCACCACCTATTCATTCTGGGAGAGCAAAGCATGAGCAAGAACAACGACGCACTGAACGGTGCAAAGGCACGTATCGTAACCCTGACCCGCAACAATGCGGAGCTGGAGGAGTTCAACGCACGGCTCCAGGCACGGGTGGTAGTGGCAGAGCGTCGCCATGAGACTGCTGTTAGCCAGCTCCTGCTGGAACAGGATGCCGTGGATAACCTGCGCAAGCTGAACATCAACCTCGGCAAGAAAGCTGAGAAGGCTACCATCTGGGCTATCGTGTTCGGCCTACTGCTGGTAACCACCATCGGGACAATCGCAGGAGGTTTATTCCAATGAGTACAGGCACGAGTCTGGTTCACCCAGACACCGCTAAGCTAACGCCCGACGAACAGAAGAAGGGCATCTATCACTACACGCCACCAGAGGTGCTGGCGTTTAACCGTGGGGAATACCTGAGCCATGCTGATACCGAAATCGTCCGTAAGTTCTATGGTGGAACTCTCCCCAACATTACGCCGGGTAACCCACCGGATGAAGTACCCGCAGCTCCAGCAGCTCCCACGCCGAGACGCGTCGAAGCAAGCCCTGCACTCGCAGCACCTTATGGGGGCGGTAAGCGATTAGTGCGTAAGCGCACGATGCAGCCAGCAGGTACGCCGCTGGTTGATATCACGAAACAACTGGCAGCTAACCTGTCAGATGATGATGCGTGGGCCGTACTGGTCACGCTGGCCCAACGATTTGACCTTGAGGTAGAATAACAATGGCGATTACCCTGAACGTAGAAGCAATCATCCGTGGCAAAGTAACCCTGAGCACTGACTCGGTGAACGAGTTTGAGCCAGCTATCCGCGATGCGCACAACGGCGGCTACCTCTCGAAGTTCGGTGAGGTGCTGGTCAAGAAGCTGGACGAAGGCAAGACGGAGGAGGCTATCACGCTGCTGCTACGCCACGCTCTCCGCGAAGGCCTGAAGGACTTCAACCAACAGGTGAACGACGAGGTTATCGGCATGGTCGATGGCCGCTACACGTTCGCCCCGGCTGAGGTCAAGCTGACCGCCCCGGTTGTACCGGAGGCACCGCCGCGCAAGCCAGCGCGTAGCCCTATCATCTGATGCAGGTTGACCAGACGGTAGCACGGGAGGTGAAAGAGCGCCTCCTGGCTATGTGTACCCATGATTGTGCAGCCTTCCTGCGATTCAGGTCGCTGCTGGAAGATACCAACCATAGCCCGGCTGGTGCTGCGCAAATGGATTCTCTGCTCTATAAACTTAATGCAATCCTGCGCTACTGTGGTGCGGGAACAAACGAGGACTACACACAATGACCCTGATTAACTTCCTGACTGGCCTGCTGGTTAAAGCGTACCGTAAAGAAGCCCAACGTATTCAGCGCGAAGCTGAAAAGCTGGGTAAGGCGCAGGCCGCCGAAGCACTGGCTGCTGTAGAGTATGCTAAGCAGGCCGAGGCTGCGCGTGAGCAGTCGGTTGAGCTGGGCGTACAGAAGCGCCACGCAGAGGACAAGGCAATCGGTGTGGCTGCGCGAGCGGCTCGCATTGAGAACCTGTTCCACGGCGAGTAAACAAGCTACAGGGTGGCGTGTGCTGCCCTGTGTCGGGTTTATTCCTTGAGGTAATGGTAATGGGTAAGTACATTGAACCACGGCTCTGGCTGGCGCAGGCGAAGTCTCTGCCAGTAGGCCACGACGATAAGATAATCCACAAAGGCTGTGGAGACAGGCCATCGCTGTTCATCAAGAACGACGATGATAAGTATTGGTGCTTTTGTCACCGCTGCCACGGCGGTGGGTTCCATGACAAGACACTGCAACGAGTTAAGCAACGGCTGGCACCGAAGACCGGATGGGTGCCAGAGGACATTATCCCGCTGGTTGATGCGGTGGTTAGTGAGCCGTATAACTTCCGGGATATCTTCGAACGATACAGGATTAGCCCTTATGTTTCCATCCTACGTTTTGCGCGTGATACGAAGCGCATATACCTACCTGATTCATCTGGTTCGCTCATGGGCCTGGATGCTACGGGGCAGGCAATTGCCCGGTTCTACTCCCCTCATAAGCGAAGCCTGGCGGTATTCTATGGTGACAATCCTGGTAGCCTTGTTGTTACTGGAAGCATTGAAGAATACCTTGCGCGTTGCAAGCTGGGTGAGTCAGCAATACTGGTGATGAACCGGGCGGCTGAGAAGGCTGCACTCGCAGAGCTTTCGAAGGGTGAGTACACGTCACTGCACGAAGGCAAGTATCTCAAAGACAGGTTCGCTCGTGACCTGCGTATGTTTAAGGAGTGATGATGTTGGATAAACTGCTGGTTGCTACACTGGCTGACCGGACGCGATACAAGGCGCTTGCTAAGCAGGTGCCGATGGGTGAAATGGGAACGTCAACCGAGTGGCTAATCAAAGCCTTCGGCACGTTCTTCGACCGTAACCCGGAGGCGCGGCAGGTTGACTACGACGTGCTGCGAACGATGGCACGGGTTAAGCTGGAGAATCAGGAGTCGGCCCCGGTGCTGACGCTGATTGATAAGGCGGCGGAGATTAAGGTCACGCCTGAGCAAATCAACAACACGACCATGCTGCTGATGGAGCAGGGTTACGCAGGGCGCGTGGCAACGATGGTGAATCGCTATCAGGATGGCGAGGAAATCGACCTGAGCCACGAGCTGTACAAAGAAACCATGCAGATGCGCAAGCAGATTGGCGCGTCGGCTGAGACAATGTTTGAGGAGCCAGATATCCATGAGATACTTGCTGAGCAAGCTCGTGACGAAGGCCTTAAATTCCGACAGACTTGTTTGCAGGAGTTCATCAAAGGCCTTATGCCTCCGCTGTCAGTTGCTTTCTGTGCTGGAGTGGACTCTGGTAAGACCTCGTTCCTCTGCGATGCCCTCACCTACTTCGCACCGCAAGCGGAGAAGCTATGGCCGGGCCGCCCAATCATCTGGTTCAGCAACGAAGGTGTCGTCCGGGAAATCTGGCCTCGTCTGTACTCCGCTGCCCTCGGAATGGATGGGAAGAAGTTAGCCCACATGCCAGCGCGTGAGCTGTACGACAAGTACGAGAAGGCTCTCGGCGGTAACCGCCACAAGATTAAGCTGAAGGATGCACACGGCTGGTCACTGGCGCAGGTAGCCGGGGTGGTTGAGGAGTTGAATCCAATCATCGTCGTGTTCGACATGCTGGCTAACTTCAAGTTGCCCGGCGTGGAGAAGCGCCACGAGAAGATGGAGGCACTGTTCCAGGAGGTTCGTGAGATGGCAGCGCTTCACGACTTCATCGCACTGGAAACTGTGCAGCTCAGCGCTGAGGGTTACGACATGCTGTACCCGCCAGGCACCGCACTGAAGGATGCGAAGATTGGTATCCAGGGTGCGCTTGACATTCAGATTAACATGGGCCGCCTTAACGACCAGGCTTACGAAGCGATTCGCGGGTTCAGCCTGCCGAAGAACAAGCGTAAGATGGTAGGCAAGCCGAGCAACATGAAGGCTGAGGTGGTGTTCCAACCAGACGTAGCGAGGTTCATTGACAACTGATGGATATGAAGAACGTAGTGGCTCACTTCAATGAGCAGAATCCTAACTTCAAGATGCGGCTCGGTGAGCTGCTTCAAGATGTAGCGGAGAGCATGTGCGGTGGTGTTATGTGTGCGGGTGTCCCATGCAGCGACTGCCCGTTCGAACACCAGAACGACCCCGAAGATACCATCGTGGTCATGCAGTCCTTACTTGAGGAACTAAACTGATGGCAGCGTTAACCGTAATGAAGGGCGTGGCGTTTACCCGTAAGCGCCTGCTGGAATGGCTGGCTGCTGATGGCCGGGTGGTGGTGCAGACTAAGCGCGACGAGATTCGCTGCAAGGTCAAGGTGGAGGACACGGGCGTTACCTACACCAGCGCCAGTGGCAAGCCGCTGTACAATGTGCACCCGGCATACAGCAACCTGTTCGTCATGTTGTACGAACTGACCGGGCTGACTGTGTTCGACTGTGGCATTAGCGTGAATGGTTCCTTCGACTTGACGAAGCGTGTCGTTCGTGCTAGCAAGAAGCAGTACGATTGCCGTGGCCAGATTGAGTACGAGTTCTGGGATGGCACTAAGAAGAATCCTATCCACGTCTACACCGGGACGCTGGTGATGGAGTTCTGGTTGTACGACCTGCCGGAGCTGGCTGACCAGCCGTATGAGCAGCGCCGTCGCCAGATGGTTGAGCTGTGCCGCATGGCAGGTAACAGCGTGTTCTGCCCGGAGACAGAGATTGTCACCGACGAGCAGGAGGTGTATAAGATTCACGATATCCTGATTGCCAACGGGCATGAAGGTACGATGGTTAAGCGATACGACCACCGCTACGTTGAAGGGCGCACGGTGGATTGGATGAAGCTGAAGCCGGAGGAT